ATTTCGAGCCTTCTCTAGGGGGCCAATAGTGAAAACTGGGTAGATTGTTTTTATGGCAGGAAGCTCAATCGCCCAAGCCAAGATGCGGTCTGCAAAGCAGGCTGCTAAGGCAATTGTGAGAAAACAGGTCGAGGTAGAAGTACCCGATCACATCATGAAAGCCAGGGATAACTTTGCTTATTTCTGCGAATTAATGGGCAAGAAACCTGCTCGCCATATGCGCGAGTGGCATAAGGTTTTCTTAACTGGTAAAAGCAATGAACACCTGCTGGACATTGCTGGGCCAAACACATGTTTGCTGAGTCCAAGGGGTAGTGCGAAGTCCACGGTCCTGGGCCTACTACTTGGCTGGCTGATCGGAAGGCACGCAATGCAGAGTACGTTGCTGCGAATTCTTTATGTCTCATACAACGTCGACGTTGCGAGAAATAAAAGCGCGGCAATCAAGAATCTTATTTGCTCTAAGGAGTACCAGGAGGTGTTTCCCTGTGTACGACTATCAAAAATGCGTACTTCAGATGAACTCTGGAGTATTGACTGGGATTTCGCAGAGATTGATGTCCGAGGGGAGGATGCTTTCACTGTCGCCTGCGCCGGACTAAAAGGAACAATTACTTCCAAGCGTTCAAGCCTGATCGTCGTGGATGACGCGATCAAGAGTGCGGCAAGCATTGCCAACCCAGATATTCGGCGCGAGATGGAGACGAACTGGACAAACGTGATTGTCCCCACCATGTTTCAGGGCGCTCGTGCGATTGCTTTGGGTACGAGGTTTCACTTCGATGATTTGTTCGCAACGATCTTCACTGAAAAGAAGGGCTGGAAGTGCATTACCCAGTCTGCGCTGCATTATGACGATGATGGACGGCCCAAGTCGTACTGGCCTGACATGTGGTCGGCCAAGTATCTGCTGAAATTGCAGATGGATGACCGTGTTGCCTTTTCATATCAGTATCTGAATCAACCCGTTCGCTCTAAAGAGTTAGGCATCTCTCCTGAGCTGTTTGTGAAGGGAGAAGTGCCCGATGAATACGACAGCATCGGCGTGGGTATCGATCTCTCGGCTGGAATGACTGAGAGGAACGATTGGACTGTATTCACTCTTGCTGGAAGGGTTGACGACAAGGTCTACATCATTGATTACAGGCGTATGAGGTCGATGGGCAATATCGACAAGATTGAAGCCCTCTGCGAGTTGCTAGTCGAGTGGAACCTTCTAGAAGTCAATGATGAAGGCCAATACTTCAAATCGATGTCACCCGTCACCATCTTCCCAGAAGTTGTCGCCTATCAAAAATCGTTTGAGGGCGATATGAAGAGGATTCTCTTCAACGATTGGCAGCTCTACAACCTCTCCATTAGCGCGGTAAAGGGTTTCCGTGGGGACAAACTCGCTAGGTTGCGGGGAATTATGGGATTGTTCGAACATAAAAAAATTATTTTCAATAAATACAGAGATTTTAGCTGCATGGTTGATGAGATCGTTAACTTCGGACACTCGCCTCACGACGACTGTGCGGACTCATTGAATATCGTGGTACAAGGCCTTATGCGTCGCGGTAAAGCGCAAATCGAGTGGAACTAAAATAGAACTATGAGCGCATCTCAAGACCGTTTCCGTCGCATTCTCGAAGCCGCGAGAAAAAAAGACGGAGGATCAAATACTGACACGATGATCGTGAACAGTCATCTTTCACAGATGAAACTGTTCATGCTGAGACAAGGCCTGGAGTTCTTTCCAGCGCAGGATACGTTTGGCTTTAGAAAGTCATTCGTTACTCAGTTGATTGAAGAGAATGAAATCGATACTCGTTTAGAGGGTATTTGCGATGATTTTTTAATCGATGGTAAAGGCCTCTTTTATTTCCGCCCGGTAAGAGACACCTATCGGATTATGTGGTTTAGCGCGGAAAACTACCGTGCTTACTACGATTCGATCGGTCAGCTTGAAGAAGTGGACTTGATCTATTCCTTCAATGTTCGAGAGTCGATGAATGCACCGATCGCAGCAAGCGATCAGCAAGGATCAGTTCGATACGTAAAACTGAGAGTCCGTAAGGACGAGATCAAGGAAACGATTACGACCGAAAAGCCGTCGTTCGATTCAGGTGCTGAATCGCTGTCGTTCGCTATCAATAAAACCAGGACCTTGACTAACAGTCTTGGCTTTGTGCCAGCAGTTGAGTCCTTTAACAATATGCGATCCACTGGGATGGACGCTACGGGTGAGTTTGACTGGCTTGCCGAGCAGATCGTGACGCACGACGATCTAGTTAAAAACATTAGAACCAATATTCACTTCTTTGGTAATCCGACACTGGTTTCCAGTCGGCCCAAACAAGACTTGGTTGAGAGTGGTGAGCAGGATGGTATCCGTCCAACCATCAGCTCCCAGGCTGGTTTCTATTCCGCTAATCGCCCATCGACGCGAGTAAGTTCGCCCCTCGGCGGGAGTGCTGGCGGCGGAATGAAAGTTCCACGGATTATTGCCAATGTAGAGGCAACTGATAGAGCTGTTTACTTAACTCCTGATGCGGTTTCAGGCGATCAGAACTTATACGCTCGTCAATATCGTGAAGAGATCAGAACTGCCCTAGGCGGTGTCGACGAGCTTGGTATTACGGCAGGCGCTACTGCTTATGAGATCAAGTCTCTTTATGGACGTGCGGCGACTACGGCTAGCCGAAGATGCAGGGGTCTTTTGACTTATGGCTTGTGCAAGCTTTTTAGCCTAATTATCTACAACGAAGAAAAGATCTTTCGTGAATCCTTCGCTGCTGTAGCTGGGCTCGTGAGACCTCCTGCGCCTTTGCGTGAGCAATACCCTGACGAAGCTACTTTTGAGCAAGCGGTAAAGGATTTCAACGGCATCCTTCAGCAATTTGAAGGCACGTTGGAAGAAAGTATTGGACAAGCAGTCCAATCAAGATCACTGCCGACTGGAGTTGTAGGGCTTATACCTGATGGAGACAGGAAGGTTGAGTGGAGATGGAAGGGTCCAGTCTTCGAGGATGGCACAGAGGATATACTTAACTCAAGTATTGTTGTTCGTAACTTACAGGAGCTCGGTGTTAATTCCATCGAAGCTCTCCGTTATCTTTTCCCAGACAAAACTGACGAAGAGAGAAGCGCAATGCTCAGTGGCTATCCATTCAGGATGGCACAGGCCACACAACAAAGTATTGGCACATTCCTGACGCTAATTGAAAACATGCGTCAGGTCCCACACCCGCAGGCACCTGATCTTCCAATGCTTGCGGATCCGAAGCTCGACTTGACGCCATATGTCTATCGAGCTCTTGATTTCTTGAAGCGAGAGCTTACTTATGCAGGACACTACAGTGATGACACAGGCGGCGGCGACCCCGCAAGCCTCGATCCCATCGAGCGTGCCCGCGCCGACGCAGGGTTACCAATCGGCTCCGGTCCAGAGCGCCCCACCTTCTTACCAGACAGCTTCGGTGCCGCAGCAGGCGGAGCAGGTTCCGGCGACGTACCAACAGGCGGCGCCCCAGGCGAATCCATGGCAGCAGGCGTTCGAGAGACTCAGCGACAGCTTGAGCGGGACGCAGAACTCCCAACCCCAGGCAGCTTACTCAACTCCGACCCCGCAGGCAGCCCCTACGCAGCAGCAGGCATGGCAGGCTTCGGTAGCTCCGCAGTACCAAGCGGCGCCTTCCGTATCGGGGCTCCAGACCTCAATACCCCAAGCAACGCAGGCGTATTCCCAACAGATACAGGCGCCCAGCTGGAACAACGCGCAGAGCGCACCCGCCAGCGACGCGTATCTAGAAAGCGTCAGCAACGAAAGTCTTGAAGTCCTTCAGCACTTCGGCGCTGAAACTCCTGCACTCCTCAACCAGTACTCCTGTGTTGTAGAAGATGCACTCCTTGCGCAGGCTCAGCAAACCGCTGAAGTCATGCAAGTAGCAGAGGAGTTGAGCGTCAGTCTTCAGACAGCTCAGAAAGTTATCGATGCTGCGGCTGAAGATAACGCTGCGTACCACGTAATGCTCACCAACCCTGACATGTTGGCTGCATACGTTAATGACTTCTTCGGTGCTGAAGGTCCATACCCACAGGAGACAGCGCAAGATCGTTTAGCTGCTGAAGTTGCAGCTAATGAGCAATCATTCCGCGCACCGACTCCTGCGTATGAGCGTCCACAAATGGAAATGCCTCAGCCAGGCGTTCAAGCCCCTCAGGGTGGAGACGACTTCTGGTCAACATTCAGTGCCATTAGTGATCGCAACCCCGCAGCTGCTTGGCAGCTCCTGAGCCAGGCAGGTCCTGACGCTCTCCGTAGCAAGATCCTCGTCCAAGAGGCCTGATCCATAAACGCCCCGGCTTTCCGGGGCTTCAAACCATGAATTATCCAGGCAAGCTCCCCGGCAATTACAACCCCAACGCGGCCCTTCTTGCGGACGCCCCAGGGGCGCCCAGCTCTTACCAAGCGCAGCAGGGTGTGCAGCAAGTTGCGAATACTGCATCACTGAATACTCGTGATGAGAGCGCACAGAATGCAAGCAAGATCATGGATTTTGCTCGTCAGGTGTCAAGCGGCGAGAGTACCGCTGAAAATCAGGCTGCGGTTATGGCCCTGGCATCTATCAAAGGAGTTCAGGCAAACTCTGGCTTGCCGATGACAAATGTAGGCACAGACCCAGCTGAAATTATGCGTCAAATTGGTTACGCATAACTAATTTAAAATCGTCGTTAGTATTTAACAAAAGCTGACATCCGTCCGTGCGTCTTGCTGGTAGCGATGATGTCTTTAACAGGCTATCAGCTACGTCAGATAAATCATCCACTGCTGACCATGTTGACAGCGTGGTTGAACAGATTGAGGTGCTTAGGGCTAAAGGCCTGGGGGACCAGGCTGCGATTAAACATGGCTTAAACATCTGGGAAGGCACGGAAGAACCGGTGGAAGCGAATCAACGATTTGCTGCGATTTATGGAGATCTTTCTTCTCATGATTCACGGGACGTTAGCTCTGTCGATGGGTCTAATTGAAAAGTTTGAAGGAGTTGAGAATTCGGCGTATCTTGATTCTGGTGGAGTGCCAACAATCTGCGCAGGACTGACGGTATATCCAGATGGCTCGCCAGTACGCATGGGCGACGTATGTAGCAAGACGGTTTGCGATGGCTATCTGAAAAATATGGTCGAAGACCAGTACATTCCTAAGCTTCAGCGAATACCTGGATGGACGAGGTTGGGTAAGCATAGGCAGTCAGTGCTTATCAGTTTTGCGTGGAATATGGGTCCAAATTTTTATGGTTCAAATGGATTTGAATCGATATCCCAGGTTTTGCGGGATGGAGTGAAAAATCCTGAGGCATACGAGAAAATGCCAGAGGCTCTAATGCTGTACAACCGGGCCAATGGTGTTGAGCTGCTCGGACTCACTCGACGGAGGGAGCATGAGGGGCAGGTCTGGGCAAGAGAAAATGATGGAGTGAGACTTTTAGAGGCTACGGCTAACACCTACTTAAAAAAGGCTGCGATTCCTGGAGAGTATTTATCAGCCAATGCATTAGTTGCTTTCATGCCTGGAGAGAATATTCGTGTTGTTGCGACTGACGAGATCCCAGCAGATACTCACGAGTGGGTGACCCTCGAGGGCACGGGCGAAAAATGGGTGATTAATCAACCTCAGTGGTACACAAGCCATAGGCAAGAGCACTCTCCAAACATTTCAGGCAAAGATGCAATTGACTGGAATGATTTCGATGCTTATGTCAGCAAGTATTTAACGGTTGGAGAAATCTTGCAGTATGACTCCCGCAGGCAGCCCGAGAGCGGGAGTGGCGAGGAGTCGGCAATCATATTGATCGCCCAGCAATTTGACGCTGTCAGAGAGGCGTGGGGAGGCCCTCTAGGCGTCACTAGTGGCTACAGACCGGAACCTATCAATACGGAAATAGGTGGCGTCTCCGGCTCGTATCACGCCAAGGGCATGGCATTGGATGTCTACCCAGTAGATGACAGCTGCAAGTCGTTTTATAAATGGATAAGCCGTCGTTGGAGTGGTGGCTTAGGCGAGGGATGCCAAAAAGGTTTTGTGCATATAGATATTCGAGAAGGCGGAACGTTTCATCCTCGAGGAGGAGTGAATCCTTGCTGTACTTGGTCGTACTAGCGCCCTTGCCCACGCAAAAGTTTTTTACCTTTCTTAGGGCGACTGCGTGACCCTTGGCCTTGAGTCGTTCTTTTCTTGATTGGGTCTTTATGCGGTTCTGCAGCAAGTCCTCTTCCGATGCGCATCAGACGACCCTCACAGCCATGGCGTTGATGTTGAAC